TTGTCGTCTTTCAGCTTTTCGATAGCAGATTTTGTTTCGGTAGCCATAACCCAGATAGCACCCTTACGAAACGCCTGCTTGACTTGGTTCTTGAGGTCGATAAGGTCGTCAGCGTCAACAACGCTAGCGGTAGCAGTCTCAAAGACACGACCAGCGTCGAGACCTGAAAGACCTGCCATTTTACCACTCGTACCGATCAAGATTTCGCCCTCTAGGAAGCGTGCAACTTCGTAAGAGATACGCTTGATCACAAAGTCAACAAGGTTTACGTCGGTGTTGTTGATCAGGCTGTTAGACAGCTTGACAAGCGTACCAGCGAGGAAGTTTTGCAACTCTACGCTGTCGAAAGCACCGACTTTGCTTTCGAGGTCGGTAAACTCAGTTGCGTAAGCGACAGTGATGTCGTTACCGCTACCGTCAGCACCGTAAACAGGGATTTCAAGAGTACCCTTTGTTACGTACTTGGTAGCCTTTTCAACAACTGGCGAGATGTCGTAGATTTTTTCTACGATTTTCTTTGCGATAGTTTTAGGCACTACGGCGTTGTTGTTGGCAGAGAAAGTCAAGTTTACGTCTGCACGTTCTTGCTTGCTGTTGCCACCGTAGATCGAGCGAATATAACTAGCGAAAGCACGTGTTTCACGTTCTGCGACTTGGTCAGCAGTTTCGGTAGTTGTAGCACCGTCCTCTTGTTCGGTACCTTCTTCGGTCTCACGCATAGCTTGGATTTCCTCGACTGTGCGTGTGATGTTGGCGACCTCTGTTTTGAGTTCGTCCCATTTTTTTGACTCGTCCTCGGACATAGCCCGAGTTTCGGTCGTTACTTTGTCAGAGATAGCCCGCATTTCTTTCTGTAGGCTAGCTCGCTTTTCAAGTAGAGCTTTTAAGTTCATAATTGAAAAGTCCTTTCCGCCCTTACGGGCTACTTATTTTGTTATATGCTTGCCTCTCTGATGTCAGCCTCACGCTGTAGACGTTGGTTTTCGAGTTCGGCTTTCGCCTGCTCGTCGCCCTCGTCGTCGTCCGACCTATCAGAGTTGGTAGCCGTAGTTTCAGTAGATGTTTTACCGTCGTCGCCGACGTCCTCGGTATTGTCTGTCTCGGTGTCTATTTCGGTATCGTCAGAAACACGTATGCTTACCTCTACACCGTCAAGACTGCGAGTTTCGATACTGGTGCCGATGTAGGCAGGTAGGGCACGATCGTCGATGATCGACACCTCGTGCAGTGCAAGGCTTTTGATCACTCGCTCGACAATACCGTCGGTGCGAGTTGATACGTCGGCTTGCTCGTCAGAGAAACCGAAAGACCAGCCCCGTAGTTTGCCTGCTCGGGCTTTTTCGATCACTTCGGGGTCGGTGATCTCTACGGTTGCACGTAGCCCGACGTTGTCCTCGATGATCTTTGCAGTACCGCTAGCGGTGTCTGCGAGCTTACGATCAGGGTTATGGTTTAGCAATACCTCGATGTTTCGGGCACGCTGTATAGCTTTCTTAAAGACGTTCGGTAGTACTTTCTCTACGAAACGTGCGACCATACCGACGCCCATTTGTGGGGGTAGTGGTCGACTGAAACGGTCTACTGCGTTGACGTAGCCGTCGATTACGACTTTGTTTGCTCGGACGGTGATTTTCATTTTGTTTGCTCCTCTGCGTTAGCGTCGTCGGTGTTGTCGTCGCCCTCACCGTCGAAAGTTTTAGTATCGCCCGTATTTGGCGTGTAGTACTGCTTTGTCTTGACGTCAAAGACTACGTCGCCCAGACCCATAGAGACGATGTCGAGACCGTCGATAGGTGCAAGGTTTTCAGCCTCTCGGATTTCGTTTTTCGTAAAGACGCCGATCTCGCTAGCGATCTTGTAGCTCTCGAAACGGGCTTGCAGTTCGGCTTTCAGTACCTCTCGTTTATCAAAGGCAAAAAAGTGATCTTTCTTTTCGGTCTCTAGTAGTAGTGATTTGTTTAAGGCACTCTCGATAGCCTCAAGTACTGGCAGTACTGCATCTCTGAAAAAGTCGTCAAACGTCGAGCCTTGCGTGATCGCAAAGACCTCTAGCAGTTCGTCGTGCAGAGTTTTCTTACGCTCGTTGACTTGCATTTCTCGGGCAGTATCGTTTGCCTCTTGAAACTTGAGACCAGAGTTTAAGATTACGACATTTTCGCTGGTGTTAGCGTACAGGTCTTGCCACGCCTTTTTAAGTGCAGTCATAGCGTCTTTGTCGAGCACTTTGTCAGACTGCAAAAAGCCCTTTTTGCTACCGCCCTTTTTGACGATACCTAGCTCGTATAGCGTGTTGTTGAAAGACGTAGCCAGTACGTCGTTGATCTGCTTTGTCAGTGGCACGCCGAGAAAACCGTCGTCGGTATCACGTAGCACGCTTACAAAATCAAACTGCTCGTACTGTTGCCCGAGCACGCTATAGCGACCGTCTTTGTGTAGAGGGTTTACGTCGTTGATTACGGCTGTGATCTGGCGAGCTGGTACGTACTTGAGGGCTTTAGGGTCGCCACCTTTGCGATCACGTTCGATATACAAAAAGGCACCTTTTTCGAGCAGGTAGTCTCGGGCTAGGCGTTTCTTTGTAGCAAACTGATCAAGCGTATCGCCACTGTCGACGTTGAGTAGGTAGACACGATCGTCGTCGTCTAGGGTCTCAGTAGTCGGCTTGCCCTCGGCAGACTTGCCACGCTTGTAGAGCTTGACAGGCAAGATCGCTACCATAGTAGAGATACGATTTACGGCAGAGGCAATAACAGGTATAGACAGGGCGTTCTCGGGGGTGATGTCCTCACCAGTAAGCAGGGCACGCAACACTACATCATCGACAAACTCTTTCGTCGCTGTGTCTGTTGTGCGTGTTTGCCGTCTGGTGAAAAGCCCCATTTTACCCCTGTTTTCTGCTTTCTTTTGTCTTGATTATATCATAAGCGTAAGAATTACAATAGCCATTTTAGCCAGTTTGTACTACAAAGTCGAGCTGGTCGTTCATAAAGCGATCGAGCTGTAGTAACGCCACTGCGTTGATCAGAGATACGACGCCGTCGATCTTGCCCTGCGACTTCTTTTTCGTTACGTAGCGGTTCATATTTGTATCGTAGGTACACTTTGCATTTGTAAAGTTTAGCTCTAGCAGTTGGTTTTTCTCGTACAGAAAATCTTGCTCGTCGATCTTTTCAGATAGCAACTTTGTCGGGGGGTGCAGGGTGTCGCTGTGTTGTCTGATCTGCACGGTCGTAAACCGCTTGTCCCACTTTTGGGCAGAGCTTAAAGCGTTGAAACGGTCGTAGCCGATCGCCTGTATTTGCACGCCTAGCTTGCTCGGCAGTGAAAATACAAAGTCCTCGATAAAGCCGTAGTCTACTGTTTTGTTACCGCAGGCAAAGACCCAGCCTTGCTCGATGTAGTTGCGATAGTCGATACGCTCCATAGCATTTTTTTCGTCGATACGACCCTCGGGTATGAAAAACCACGTAGCCGACAGTATCTTGCCGTCGTCCTCTGAAACCATACTTACCGAGCAGTTGTCGTTTGTCATTGAAAGGTCGACGCCTAGCCAGACTACACGGTTCGACCAGTCGATCGCCTGCGTACGGCACGCCAGTACGTCGTTGATGTCGACGTAGGTTTCGGTGCCACTGCCCGAGTAGATAATGTTGCAGTGCTTGGTCAAAAAGTTTTCTCGGGTGTTCGGCATAGCCAGTGCACGACCCCGAGCCTTGACGAGGTCTTGCCAGACGTAGTCAAGCTCTTGTGCGACAGGGTTTGCGTGCCTCAGTATGCTATCGTCGGTCTGCCAGTCGGCGACGTTGTCAGGCTCGTAGAGCAGTGCAAAGTTTGTGTCGTCCTCGGTGATACCGTCGAGCACCGACTTACTGTAGGCGATCTCTGCCTCGAAAGGGTTGTCGGCTGTCGGGTACTTGGTCGAGATAATACACCCCAGCTTGTTTTTGATACCAGTTTGCCCAGACCGCATAGCGTCGATCGCATAGCTCGACGGCAGTGCCCCGACCTCGTCTGCGAGAAACGCTGTAGGCAAACGACCGTCCATACGGCTATTGCTATAAGCAAGGGGCTGGTACGTGCTCTCGGTAAGCAGGCAGTCGATACGCCTTTGCCAGACGTTGAAACGTGCCTTACCGTTGTGCTCTTTGATCGCTGTTGAGGCGTTGAGTGTGTCCTTGATCGCAAGCATAACCTCACCAGAAAGCGAGGCGTCGGGGGCGACCGAGAAAAACTTACTGTACCTCGGCTCGGTCAGCATAAGAATAATAAACACGACGCCGATCGTGTACGTCTTGAAGTTCTTACGGGCGATCTCAAGCGTGGCTGTCTCGTAGCGTCGGCGTGTCCGATCATTACGGTGCACCGCACAAAGTACCGCCGTTATAAAAAACCACTGATACCCCATAAGGGCTTTTGACATAGGCTCGCCCGACTTGAGACCTTTAGGCATAATCAGCACGTCGAGTAGAGCCTTTACGATCTTGACTTTTTGCTGGTCGATCACGTAAAGCTCGTGCTCGTCCAGTGCCATTTTGATAAACTCCTCGGCTTGCAGTTTCACGTATTTAGGTGCGTCGATCTGTCCCGAGACGACGTCGTTTGCGTAGCGTAGTGCGTCCATTACTCACCGCCTCGCAGGGCTTTCGCCAGTGGGTCGTCGTCGCCGTCGCTGGCGTTCATTTTGGCGACCATAGAAAGCAACACCTTGATAGTGGCGTTACTCTCTTGCGATACCTGCTTGTACTGCACGATCAAAGGGTTTGCGACTTGGGCACCAGTCGAGCCGATGATCGTAAGCTCGACGTTTGCGTGGTTCATTTTTCGCTCTAGCCGACGGGCGATATGTACGAGTGTCAGGTACCGCTTAAAGGTGTTGATAAAGATAAACATAGTCGAGGCGTCGAGGTTTTTTGCCTTGCGTATGATCTCTACGGCTTGGCTATCGACGTCGATGTTCAGTGCCTCTTTTACTTCGTCGGACAGTTCGAGACTGTCGGGCAAGCTAAACTCGTCGGTGTCGTCGTCAGTAAGCGAGGTCTGATCTGGCATAGCGTCGGCACTTGCGTCGGCTACTACCTGCTCTGCCTCGGCTTTTTTGGGGGCAGGCGTGATAACGAAACCGTGTTGATTTGTCTGTACACGGGTGCCGTCTGCCTTTGTGTGCAGTAACGGGTGCATAGTCTCAGGCTCGGGCTTTTGTTTCTCGATCTTGACGTTTGCGTCGCACCCTCGATGTTTCGAGCCGAGACGGTTTGCCCAGCGTTTGACTTTTTCACCGCAAAGTAAGCACTCGCAGTAGATCACTAGGTTTTTGACGTTCGGTTCACTGGGTAGGGGTTTGATGATTTCGTACAGCCCCACCTTGTCGCCTTTTTCGTACTTGTACTTTTTCGCTTTTGACATTTTTACCCTCGATCAGATCGCTACCCCTGTTTTTATACTTATGCTAACAATTATATCACTCTTTGTTGGGGATTACACCCCCCTGCCATACAAACAGAAAACAGAGGTAGGCATTTTTTCAACGGACGTGTGCGTTTACAAGTCGCCGATAAAATAACAGATCAAAGGGTAGGGGGGGTAGCCGTTTCTGAGTAGTAGGGTATCTGATCTAGTAGCTCTTGTAGGTTGAGATTTCCAGCGTGTACCTCTCTGTGGTGGTGCTGGCACAAGGTTATAGTGTTGATCAGGTCGTAGGCACGCTCTGGGTAGTCTCTCACCCCTAGAATATGGTGTACTTCGAGCCTGTAGGCGTTGTAGTAGTGGTCGATCAGACGGCAGGCGACGCAAAGGTGGTGATCTCTTTCTTTGGCTTGGTCTCTGATCTTGTGCCACCGACGGTTATTTCGTATGGTATAGCCCTCATCATCACGATAATAGCGGTCGAACTTGCCGACAGTACAGTTTGTATCGTGATCGTGTAGCTTGTTGCACTTACCGCAAAACCTTTTCATAGCCCCATTTTACCACTTTGCGAACAAACATAAGGCTTGTTTTGTGTGCATTGTTGGTGATATGATCGTAGGTACCTAGCTGTTTGTGCAGTCGAAAACAACACAAAAATCTAGGGGTATAAGGTTCAAGCTAGACGGTCAAGAGATATAAAAAGACCGCCTCTGTTTCGTATGGTAAAAAGAGTGCGTTTATGCAGTCGAATACCTACGATACTAGCACGTTTGCACTCTGTACACAAGTACCTTTACACGATTTGAGATACTTACCCCTCAATAAAAACACAAGGGTAATTGTCTGGTGATTATAAAATGTCTCGCAACGACGCCCACTGTCGACGAGCACCTGATACCCGAAAGGGTCGCATAGTCCTATAGCCGAGGTTTCAATATAAGGCAGGGCGATCACTTCGACAGAATAATAAACAGCCGAGTAAACGTCTGGGTTTATCGCCATACGAGCCGACTACAGTGTAAAGACCACGCCTCGCCTACTGCCGATCGCAACATATCAGGTATAGAGTGGGTAGTGCCCAGACAACGCCGTAAAGCGTTGTAAAAATTAGCAAAAAATCAAAAAAATCGCCGAAAATCGACGTTTCACCTCTGTTATTTGCTACTTGACTGCATATAAGAAACGATCAGGCAGTACCAGACCCTCGACCACGTACGGTCGTGATCGCTCTAGTGCGTCGATTGTAGCCTCGCTGTAGCGTCTTTCGTCCTCGGGTAGTGTGTTTACCCGTCTTGTATCGTCGATCGTGCTTATAAGCTTGTCTAGCGAGCCTACGTAGTCGCCCTGCACTGCCCGATAGTCCTTGACGACCCGTTGCAACGTAAAACGACCGAGCAGAGGCACGTAAGCAACGTCGGCGTGCTTTGCCTCGTGCACCTCACGATCTAGGTGCGGTATCAGCATAGGGTTGTTGCGTAAAGCTCGTGATAGAGCGTTTAGGCACCACTCAGGGCGATAAAAGAGTAGGTGGTCTCGATCGACACCTTTTAGGTGCTCGGCTGTTGCCACCCGACCGCCCATATTACAAACTAGCCCCGTACGTGTCTGTGTTTGCTGTCATATTGCCATAATATCACGCTTACGCTTGCCGACAATAGAAAAAGACGAGTATATACCCGTCTTTCTTTTTTTCGTGGCTTACAGAGCCTCTACGTGCGTCATATTCTTGTCAGCTTGTACACTTCGACCTTGTTACCCAGTTTTCGGGCAAGTTTGGCGACGTAGCGTATCTCGTACCGACTAAAACGGTAGGCGTATTGCACTCGCCTGTCTGGGCTTACGATCTTGGCATAATACCTAGCCATAAGCCCAGTATAGCATTACCGTTTATCTTGGTTGAATATCTTTGCGAGCTTTCGTTGATCTCGTGGCTTGAAAAGACGTAGCCGAGGTTTCTTACGTAACGGCTTGATCATATCGTTGTAGTAAGTTACCTCAAACCCCGTCATATTCTCACGTACTGCACGAGGTGTATCGAACAGTGGCACCCGACACATATACCACCAGTAAAGTGCTCGCTTGATTTCACGGGTGCGGTAGCCCATAACTAGCCTCGCCTTGTCGTATCGACGTAGCCACGCTTTGCCAAAGCCTCGTCGAAAGCCTTGTCGATGTAAAACAGGTCTGCTAGTGCACCAATATACAGATAGTCAAGTGTGATCACTCGCATAAAGCTACCAGTGCCCAGATACAGTCGGTTGATACCGATAGGGCAGATCAGGTTTACGAGCACGAGTATTTTGTATGTCTTGCGGTCTTTCATTAGAATAACCCCCCGATAAAGTTTGCTATTTGCACTACACCCCAGCCGATACCCACGATCACGCCGATCACGATGATAATAGCGATCACGTTTGCGACTGGGCTTACCCGACGCACTGGTACAGGGTCAGGGTTGTAAAGCGACCTACTCTGCTCTGCCTCTTTCTCAGCCTCGTGCAGTTGTCGCTCGCTTTCAAGCCGTACGATCGTCTCAAACTCCTCGACGTTGCCCGATAGCTTGATCAGGTCGATTACGTCGGCAGAGACGCCGTAGAGCTTTGCTATGTCGGCTACCGACGTGTTTTTCGCCTTTGCCTTGATTGCTAGGTAGCCTGCCCGTGCAAGTTCGGGCTTTGCGTTGATATAGTCTTGCGGTGTTATTTTACTCACTGAGTGCCTCGATATTTTCTAGCATTTCGCCGACCTCACGGCTTACACGTCGTAACTTGAGACGCATAACCTTGTCGATCTGCGGTGTTGCTTTTACGTTTGCTGTAGGTTCTGCCCCCGAGTTTTGTACTGCGTTGGCTATGTCGGACAGCTCGCCAGACCAGAGCCATAGCAAGCCGACCATTTCGTCGACAGTGTAGGGTAGGGTAGTAGTGTCAGCCATTACACTGCCTCTTTTTTCAGGTACATAAAGTTGCCGATCGCTCGGTTTGTGATTTCAAGTGCCCCCTCGAAACTTATGCCGACGGCGTCCCGAGCCTCGCCGATCGACTTACCTGCGTTGATCAGGTCGAGGTACTTTTGCCTTGTCTCTTTCGGTATTAGGTCGTGCTCTCTTTCGAGCTTTAGCTTATACGGTAGGTGATCTAGGCAGTAGCCCTTGTACTCAGGTTTGTGGTCGCATAGTACGATCTTGTGCTTGCGTGCAAACGGGTCTGCATTATATGTACAGCCGTTGTCTACTTTGCCGATCATTACTTTGCCCCCTCGGTGCCGTCCTGATTGAGACCGTGCACCTCTACGTCGTTACCTGTTTTCATTTTCCAGTCGATCACCCGACGTACGTGCCAGTTGAAAGTCTGGTAGCCGTTGATACCGAAACGCTGGGCGATCTCGTCCTTGTGGGCGTTGTAGATCGCTTTTACGTTGGC